GGTCTGCGACGCGATCCAGACAGTTATTGACAGAAACAGAAATTAGGGGCTACATCGTAGGTGTCCTGGTCCTGAGTACCATGCTGTAAGGCATGGTCTTCAATGGGTCCATGACAACTCTGTGGCTCTTTATGTCATCGGTGTGACCGGGTGGTTGTACCTTATCCAAGGTAAGAATCCTTCAGGGAAGTTTCTCACCGCGGATGATAATACTCTTGCTTTAATGCTTGGGTTCCTGTATGTTATAGCACGGGAATGCCAGACAGAGCAGGAGGTGTTGGGACACTACTTTGATACCCCAGCAAAGCTCTTTGGGGATGACTCGATTATCCAGGATAAAGCCTGGGTCCATAATGCCGTGAGGTATATGAGAGAGATCGGGTTTGAACTAAAATACGAGTGTGCAGTTGGTCCTTTGACTGACGCTCGTTTCTTAAATGCTGGGTTCCACCGTGGGAGTACCACGTGGTATTTCAAGCCAAACTTTGAGAAGATTCGTGCTTCGATCTTCTTCCTGTGGAAATCCAGGAGCTGGCGCTTAGCGTATGTCAAGGTTTGTGCGTATCGACAACTCGTTTTCCCCTATGAACAGTATAGGAGAGAGGCGGACCGGATGCTTTCTTATATAATCACTCATCATGATGATTGTATGATTGGAGAGCATTCAATGGATTCCGTAATTTCCTACGCTAGTGCTCGTTCGTCGCTCATGAGTGATGCTGACAACGAGTTTCTTCATTCCGGGTTTGAAGTGGGAGACCCAGTCCCACGAGAGTGTGTTATGGAGAGTCGGCGGGTGGGGCTTGCAGCCGGCTGCAACTCATCCGTCCTTGAGATTTTTACGGTTCCAGGTGATTAATTGGATCCACCCGTAAATAATCCGAGATTGATTCTCAGATTTTCCATTGTTCAAGATCTTCAACTGTTGTATGCCTTGTCCTGTTTGTATTAATTGGATACGTGCTTGTTTGAGATTTGTCTTTGAAAGACTTGGTGACTGTTTCCCAGACCGATTAACGACCAGTTTAACGATTTTAGAGATCGTATACTATATTGTTGCGACTGTTCTTTTCGCTACACAATTGGTATTGCTGTGTCTAGGTAGGGACGTTCCTGTGTGAATAATGTCTTCTTCTGATGTTGCGAAGTCTACAAGGGTGTTGGATAGGGTTGGTGCGCGGTTGGGTTTGACTGAGGCAGGTAAACAGTGGTTGATAGCCGCTGTAGACCCGTTTCATGATGTCCCACTGCAGGTCACCGGATTTCCTGATGTGAATGAGGCTGCTAGTGTAGTTCAGGTTGTTAAGCAATCAGCACAGATAGCCACTAAGTTTGATGCTAATACGAACTGGGATTGCCATTTCCACCAGTTCCCATGGCTACACACCTCCGGTATGGTTCCTGGTAACATGAGCCAGACCGTGGGTGGTGATCAAGCCACTGGTTTTGGTACCCTTTTGTTCGGTACTAGCACTACAACTCCTACCCCCGGCACAGGCAGTAATGTCGTTGTCGGTGGTATGGTTGTTT